AGCTACTGGCGGCGATCCCCGAGTATCAGCGCGAGACGCGGTCGAAAGGCATCCCGGTGCTGGGCGAAGGGATGGTCTACCCGGTGGCCGAAGAGGCGATCAAGTGCGACCCGTTTGAGATACCCAACCACTTCCGCATCGTCGCCGCCATTGACTTCGGCATCGCGCACCCGACCGCCGTGGCCTGGATGGCGTATGACGCCGACCGCGACATCATGTACCTGACCGACGCCTACAAGCGCGCGGGCGAGATCCCGGCGGTCCACTCGGCGATGATCCGCGGCAAGGGCGCCGCGATCCCGTTGATATACCCGCACGATGGCGATAACACGGAAAAGGGCAGCGGTAACACGCTGGCTGACCTCTACCGCGAAGCGGGCCTGAACGTGGTCGGCCGCTTCACCAATCCCGATGGAACCAACTTCGTCGAGCCGGGGATCATGGAGATCCTCGAGCGAATGCGGACGGGCCGCTTCAAAGTTTTCGCTGATATCAAGGACTTCTTCGACGAGTTCCGCCGCTACCACCGCAAGAACGGCAAGATCGTGAAGGAACATGACGACCTTCTCGACGCCGTGCGATATGCGTCTTTGTCTGTGCAGCGTTTTGGTGTATCGAAGGGTGAGCTACGGTTGCCAGAGGTGTACGGCAAGCACACCCTTTCGTTGGCACCCGACTACGACTTTTAGGACGAGCCATGCCCGAAATCAAAACCGAAGAGCTTACTGAGGAAGAACTGCTGGCATTGCTCGAGCAAAATCTCGAGTCCGCGGACACCTACACCGAGTCGCTGATCGGCGAGCAGCGCGAGAAGGCGCATCGGTACTACTACGGCGAGCCGCTGGGCAATGAGATCAAGGGCCGCAGCCAGCACGTCAGTCGTGACGTGTTTGACGCTGTCGAGTCGACCAAGGCGCTGATGCTCGACACCTTCACCGCCGACCGGCGCGTGGTCGAGTTCATGCCGCAGACCAACCAGGACGTGGAGAAGGCGCGGCAGGCGACGGCTTGGGTCAACTACCTGTTTTACCGGCAGAACGAGGGCTACCAGATCCTCCACGACACCGTTCACGACGGCCTGGTGGCGAAACTGGGTGTAGTGAAGCGGTGGTGGGACAGCCGCGTCACCTACACCGAAGAGCGGTTCGCCGGCCTGTCGGAGCCTGAGTTTGTCGGCCTGGCGTCCCAGCCCGATGTCGAGATCACCGAGATTGAACAAGAAACCCTGCAAGAGGCGGTGGTCGATCCGGTCAACGGGATGCTTGTCGCGCCCGCCGTTACAATCTACGGTGGTAAGCTCAAGCGCCGCATCGACAAGAGCCAAGTGCGCGTCGTCAACTGCGAACCCGAGCGGCTGTACATCAGCCCGCGCGCCAAGTCACTGGCGGATGCCGACTTCGTCTCCTACCGCCACGAAAAGGAAATCGGCGAACTTCTCGAGGACGGCTACGACCCGGAAAAGGTCGAGAAGCTGGACGAGGAGATGGATCCGTACCGCGACTCGACCACCGGCCGGGACAGCTACGACGAGTTCTCCGAGAACACCCGGATGAGCGACGATCACCCGAACCGCTCGTTCGTCACCGTCTACGAGAGCTACATCCGCATCTACGACCCCGCGGTCGACGCGCGCTGCACCGCCAAAGTCATCCACTCCAAGCGCGTTCTGCTGGACATGGAGAAGGTCGAGAGCCACCCGTTCCGCGGCTGGTGTCCGTTCCCGATCCCGCACAAGGCTGTGGGCCTTAGCCTGGCCGACGTGCTGCTGGACATCCAGAAGAGCCAGTCGTCGCTGAAGCGCAGCGTGATCGACAACGCCTTCATGACGAACACGACACGTTGGCTTGCCAACCTTTCGTTGGTTCGGAACCCGCGCGACCTGATCGACAACAAGGTCGGCGCGGTGATCGACGTGAACGCGATGGACCCGACGTCGGTCGTCCAGCCGCTGAATACGCCGCAGATCAGCCCCAACGTCTTCACGACGATGGAACTGCTGGAGCAGGAGAAGGAGCAGCGCAGCGGCTCGAGCCGTATGTCGAAGGGCCTCGACTCCGACGTGGTCAGCAAGCAGAACAGCAGCGACCTGATCACGCGCTATATGAATGCCAGCAACCGCCGCACGATGGTGATGGCGCGCAACTTCGCCGAGTGCTTCCTCAAGCCGCTGATGTACGACCTGTACCGGCTGTCCATTGAGAACGACGCCCAGCCGAAGATGGTGCAGCTGGAAGGCCAGTTCGTCGAGATCGACCCGCGCGAACTCAAGGACCGCACCGAGATGGAAGTGGCCGTGGCGCTCACTCCTGACGCCCGCGCGGCCGAAGCGCGCACTCTGACGATGCTTGACCAGATGTGGACGGCCAACCCGCAGGATCCGACGCTGGGCGGGATGTATCAGGTGCCGCAGCGTTACGCGCTGCTGTCGCGCGCGATGGACCTGATGGGCCTGAAGGGCGCCGACAAGTTCCTGCTCTCGCCGCAGACGCCCGAATACCAGCAGGGCCAGCGGCAGGCCGCGCAGAAGGCCGAGCAGGACAAGCAGATGGCGCAGCAGTTCGAGATGAAGAAGCTCGAGTTCGAGGACCGCAAGGTGGCCACTGGCGAGCAGAAGGTACAGATCGACGCCGCCAAGCTCCAGATCGACGAAGACCGCCTGCTGCTCGACATCCAGATCGCCAAGAACGACTTCATTCTCCGCGCGCAGCAAGTCGGCGACGAGGCAGAGAAGTTCGACACGGACACGGCTCTCAGCGCGATGGAGCTTCGCCACCGCATGAAGGTGGAAACGATCCAAGCCGAGAACCAACGCATGGCGATGGAACACAAGGACAACAGCTGATGGACTTTGACAAGGCAGTAGCCGCCTTCCAGCGCAAGATGAAGGGTCAGGACTTGGCCACCGTCAAGCGCGAGCAGTACCGGGCGATGATCAAGGATTACACCTCCCTGAAGTACGCGCCGGCAGTCAACGGCGAACGCCGTGAGCGCGAAATCACGCAGGAGATGACCGACAAGCGCGACGAGGACAGGAAGGCCGCCGATCTCGACGTGCTGACCGACAGCCTGATCGGTTTTGTCGACATCGAACTGCCGCCGGCCCAGCCGCGGAAGGGGAATCGCAAGTGAGCATCGACCTGACCCCGGTAACTGACGCCCAGCACCTGGCCGACCAAGCTTCGCGGCTGCTCCAGAACGATGCGTTCAACGATGCGTTCGCCAACCTTATGGCCGACCTCGAGAAGCAAATGTTCATGACCGACCCCAGCGCGGTGGGGGAGCGTGAAACTCTCTACCATCTGCACCGCGCATCGCAGATGTTCGTTAACAATATCGCATCCCGCATCAACCATTTGGTGTTGAACGAGAGCGACGATTGATTTAGATAGGAGACTTGAGTTGACAGAGCAAACCCAAGCGGACTCTGCACCGAGCGTAGAAGAGCGTTTGGCCGCGGTCCTTTCCAGCCCCGAAGTATCGGACAACCTGGACGCCGAAGCCGATGATCAGCCCGACGAGGGCGACGCAGTAGTTGAGGACGAGGTTGAAGCCGATACCGAAGAGTCCGAGGAAGCCGAAGATGGCCAAACCGAGGACGAAGAGGGAGAAGCCGATACCGAAGAGGAATCAGACGACGACTCTGAACCCGACGACGCCAAGGAACCCGAGTTCCTAGAGATCGACGGAGAAAAGGTCGACGTTGAAGAGGTCAAACTCGGATACCTCCGTCAGGCCGACTACACCAGGAAGACGCAGGCAGTCGCGGAACAACGGAAGGCCGCCGAAGATGAACGGCAGTATTTCGCTTCCTCGCTGAACAGCATCCTGACCGCCGTGGGCGCCGACATTCAGCGTTTCGAAAGCGTTGATTGGGAGCGCGCAGCAGCGGAAAACCCTGACCAGTACCGTCAGGCCAAAGCTGCGTACGAACAATCCTCTGCTCTGTTCAACGGCATCCGCCAGCAGACTGAAGACTTCGTACAGCGGACCAAGCAGGCGCAGGAAACTGCGCTGAAGGCGCAAGCCAAGGAATCCGTGGCGATCTTGAAGACCGCCATCCCTGGCTGGAACAACGAGTTGTACGCTCAGATCGGCGAGTACGCCCAGAATGAACTGGGTTTCAAGCCGGATGAGTTCAACAACATCGCCGACCACCGCGCGATTCGGTCCATCTGGCTGGCCATGCAGTACGACAGGGGTCGCAAGGTAGCTACCGAGAAAACCGTCAAGGTGGCGCCTACTCGTACATTGTCGGACAAGAAGGCCGCAGAAGCGAAGATCGTCAACAACCGGAAGCAGAACACGAAGCAGCGCGAGCGGCTTCGGCAGACGGGCAAGGTCGATGACGCAGTGGCACTCTTGGCCAATCGCTTGAGGTAACACGAATCATGGCTACTATCACTGGGGTCGCAAAGACCTACGATCTCGTCGGCAAGCGCGAAGACGTCGAAGACATCATCTACGACATCTCGCCGACCGACACTCCCTTCCTTTCGTCCATCGGCACCGGCAAGGCCAAGGCTACTGTTCACCAGTGGCAGCAGGACAAGCTGGACTCGCCGGCCGCTAACGCGGTTGTTGAAGGCGCGGCAGCTGGTACTGCTTCGGCCACCGACACGACCATCAAGTCTGCCAACACGCAGATCTTCAAGAAGGTCGTGGAAGTTTCCGGCACTTCGCAGGCCATTGGTCTGTACGGCCGCGCGGACGAGCTTGCTCGTCTCGTTGCCAAGAAGGGCAAGGAACTGAAGCGCGACATCGAGTACGCGATGGTTGGTGCCGGCCAGGCAGGTACTGCCGGTAACGGTTCGACCGCCCGCCAGCTGACTTCGGCGCAGAACCAGATCGCTGCTGCGACGACCAACAGCAACGCGGGTAACCGCGCCTTCACCGAAACCATCCTGCTCGACGTGATGCAGAAGGTGTTCACCGCTGGCGGTATGCCGAACCAGCTCCAGGTGACCCCGTCGCACTCGCTGATCGTGGCTGGCTTCGCTGCTGCCTCGGGTCGCACCCGCGACTTCGGCATGCAGAAGAAGGTCGTGAACGCGGTTGACCTCTACGTCTCGCCGTTCGGCGAAGTCGCAGTGGTTCCGAACCGCTTCCTGAACGCCAACACTGCCATGGTCCTCGACACCGAGTACTGGAGCCGTGCGGTTCTGCGCCCGATGTCGACCACCGTCCTCGCTAAGGACGGCGACAGCGACAAGCGCATGATGCTGACCGAACTGACCCTCGTTTGCGAAAACGACGAGGCGTCGGGTCTGGCCAAGGATCTGACTGCCTAAGTCGGAACTGGGGAGGGTCGGCCTTCGGGTCGGCCCTCTCTCCCCAATTGAAAGTTCAGAGATGTCCGACGAAGTCAAAACCACCCTCGAGTTTGACGCGGCGGAAGGCAAGCACGTCCTTCGCCACACGCAGGACGTGTCCTCCATTCTTGACGCCAATCGGCGCGCGCAGGCCGACAGCATCGGCTCCCGCTTTGGCGACTTCGCTCGCGTGGCCAGCATCCCGATGGCGGTCGTGCTTGAGTGGAAACAGAAATACGGCATCAACGCGATGGCGCCCACGCCGGAAGACAAGATCCGCATGGTTGCGTTGCTCAACGATCCAGACTATGCATATCTCCGCACCCGCGGAGGTAAGCTGTGAGCGTCGCTAACTACAGTGAACTGAAGACGGCAATCGCCGACTGGCTGAACCGGGACGACATCAGCGATGCGCGTTTGGCCGATTTTGTCTCGTTCGCTGAGAACCACATCTTCCACAAGCTGCGCATCCCGACGATGGAGCGCATCGTGCTGTTGGACACAGACAGCGACGGCCTGGCATACATCCCAGCCGACTTCCTCGAGGCGAAGGACGTGTTCTTTAACGACTCGCCGCTCGAGCGCATCTCGCTGACCGATCTCAAGACCCGCGGCGCGCACTCGGGCAAGCCGTACTACTTCGCCCGCGAGAGCGGCCAGTTGATGTTCTGGCCCAACCCTGGCGACACCACCACGACCGGCGACGATCTCAGGATGGTCTACTACGCCGAACCGGATCGGCTGTCCGGCACCGTGGCGACCAACAGCGTATTCCTGCTGTCGCCGGATCTCTATCTGTACGGCGCCTTGGTCGAAGGCGGGGTCTATCTTGGCATGAGCGCCGATAAGGTCGGCCTTTGGAAGGCCAAGTTCACTGAACTGATGGACCGCCTGACCGAACACGCTCGCCAGGCTGAAACCTCTGGCAGCACCGCTACGATCCTGAGCGGGTACTAAGTGGGCAGCGGCTTCTTCTCGCAGAGCAACCCTCCTCCTCTGGAGCAGGAAGAGGGAGGTACTCCCCCCGGCAACGTGGTCGTGCAAGAGCCGACCGGCGTAGACGGAGCCACGTCCAGCTTCTACGGTCGCGGCGCCTCGCCGGCTGTGCAGGCGTTCGAAGAGGACGCGCGGCAGGCGGCGGAAGCAGCAGCCGCGAGCGCGGCCGCCGCAGCCGCCAGCGCGGCGGAAGCAGCAACAACGGCTGTGCCAGCCGGCGGCTCCACTGGCCAAGTGCTGACCAAGCTCTCCGCCGCTGACTACGACACCTACTGGGCGGTGGGCGGTGGCGGTGGCGGCGGCGCCGGGGTCTGGGGGTCGATCACCGGCACCCTGTCGAGCCAGACCGACCTCCAGACCGCGCTCGATCTCAAGCTGGCGACGGCAAACTTCACCTGGACCAACTTGGCGGGCAAGCCGACGACGTTCACGCCGTCCGCGCACAACCACGTCATTGCTGACGTTACGGGGCTTCAGACCGCGCTGGACGGCAAGCAGACGGCGGGCAGCTACGCGGCGTCGGTCCACAACCACGTCATCGCGGATGTGACCGGGTTGCAGACCGCGCTGGACGACAAGGTCAACACCACCCACATCGGCGCGACCGGCGCGGCGCACGGCAACGCTTCGACCTCAATTGCTGGCTTCATGTCGGCGGCCGACAAGACGAAGCTCGACGCCCTGGCGACTGTGGCGACCACGGGCAGCGCGGCAGACCTGACGGGCAACCTCGCCGTGGCCCGTCTGGGCGGAGGCACCGGGGCCAGCGCGACGACCTTCTGGCGCGGCGACGGCACCTGGGCGACGCCAGCCGGCGGCGGCGGCGGTAGCGGCACCGTCACCAGCGTTTCGGTTACCACGGCCAACGGTGTTTCGGGTTCGGTTGCGACCGCTACCACAACCCCGGCCATCACGCTTACGCTGGGGGCCATCACGCCTTCATCGGTTGCGGCAAGCGGCACTGTAACGGGGTCCAACCTTTCCGGCACAAACACGGGCGACCAGACCATTACCCTGACGGGCGATGTGACGGGCAGCGGCACCGGCTCGTTTGCGACGACCATTGCCGCCAACGCGGTAACGAACACAATGCTGGCGGGCGGCATCGCCAACGCCAAGCTCACCAACTCCTCGGTCACGGTGAACGGCACCGCGATTGCGCTGGGCGCGAGCGGCACGATCACGGCGAACACGACCAACTCGCTCACGGCGGGTTCGGGCCTGTCGGGGACCGCCTTCAACGGCAGCGCGGCGCTGACTTGGACGCTGGCCACTGCCTACGGCGACACGGTCAACCCCTACGGGTCGAAGACGGCCAACTTCGTGCTGGCCGCGCCGAACGGCACCGCGGGCGTTCCGACCTTCCGCGCCCTGGTGGCAGCTGATGTGCCGACGCTGAACCAGAACACCACTGGCAGCGCGGCAACCCTGACCACCTCGCGCTCGATCACCATAACCGGCGATGTGTCGTGGACGGTGAGCTTCAACGGTTCAGGTAACGTCTCGGCGGCCGGCACGATTGCCAACAGCGCGGTGACGCTCGCCAAGATGGCGGACGTGGCAACCGGCACGGTGTTCTACCGCAAGACGGCAGCAACCGGCGCACCGGAAGTGCAGACCCTCGCCACGCTCAAGACCGACCTCGGCCTGACCGGCACCAATTCGGGCGACCAGACGATAACGCTTACCGGAGACGTTACCGGCTCTGGCACCGGCTCTTTTGCAGCCACCTTGGCCAACAGCGGCGTCACCGCCGGCACCTACCGCAGCGTCACGGTAAACGCCAAGGGTCTGGTGACGGGCGCGACCGCCAAGGAAGTGCCGGGTGTTCAGACCGTAACCTCCGCGTCTACGGTCACGCCGAACGCTGACACTAACGACGTTGTGTGCATTCAGGCGCAGGCCGTCGCTTTGACCCTCGCCGCGCCTAGCGGCACGGCGAGCGACGGCGAGAAGCTGGTCATCCGCATCAAAGATAACGGCACGACTCGGACGATCAACTGGAACGGTGTTTACGTCGCAGCTGGCGCGGCGCTGCCGGCCGCCACCACCGCGGGTAAGTGGCACCACGTCGGCTTCATCTACAACACCAACGCGGCGGCTTGGTTGTGCGTCGCAGCGGTGGTGCAGGCCTGATGCCTACGATCATCCTCACGGCTGGGACGGCGGTTACGCTGCCATCGGACTGGAATCCGGCGAACAACACCATCGAGGTCATCGGTGCTGGCGCTGGCGGCGGGCGTCGTACAGCAAATGCCGGCGGGCAGGGCGGCCCCGGTGGCGGCTACGCCAGGATAGCGAACTTCGGCACCGCCAATCAGTCACTGACGATCAGCATCGGCAGCGGCGGCGTCGGCACCGCCACTTCGGTCGGCACGGGCGGCAACACTTGGGTCAGCAACACCGGCTCCGCCCCGACCACGACCGGCCAAGGGGTTCTGGCCCGCGGCGGCGGCCAGTCGACCACCCAGGTCGGTACGACTACGTTCCTCGGCGGCTCAGGCGGCGCTGCGTTCAACTCAGGCAGCAACGACAGCGGCGGCGGTGGCGGCGGTGCGGCGGGCAAGACCAGCGTGGGCGGCAACGGCACTGCGGCAACGTCGGGAACCGCCGCAGGCGCGGGAGGTACGGCAGGGACCGGCGGCAGCTGGACCGCCGACAGCGTGTCGTTGAGCGGGACGGGCCTGGCCTTCATCTCGTCGGGCAACTCGGCTTCAAACGGCGCGGGCGGCGGCGGCGGCGCGGGCGGCGTCGGCGGCAGCGAGCCGGGAACGACAGGCGACCTTTATGGCGGTGGCGGTGGCGGCGGCAGCTACAACTCGGTTGACGTCGCCAGCTACAACGGCGGAAGCGGCCGCAATGGTCTGGTCATCCTCACCTACACGCCGGCGCCGGCATCGACCGGCGGTATGTTCGCGGTGTTCTGAGGAGAGATGCAGTGACCCTTCAATCTTCTGGAGCGATCAGTCTCGCCAACGTGCAGACCGAGTTCGGCGGCGCAAACCCGATCTCCATGTCGGAGTACTACGCTGGCGGGACTTACGTCCCCAGCGGCACGACCGGCGTCAACGGCGCGGTCCCGACCAGCGGCGCTATCTCCGTGTCGAAGTTCTACGGCACGACCGCAGAACTGGTCACCATAACCGACGAGTTCATCACGTCGACCAGGGTAGCCTCGGGTACCGCGGTGTCGGCCTACGTTCTCAAGGCGACCGGCGACATCAACCAGATCGTCAACACCGACACGACCGACATCGGCGACTGGATCACGCCGAAGTCGTCCGCCAGCAACTTTGAGTGCTACGCGACCCTGAGTTCGGGGACGCTCTCCAGTGGCACGACAGGCTCCTGGCTGGCGCTCACGTCTGAACGCAGTTGGACGCGGAATCGTTCGACCACCGGCACCAGCACGGCTGTCATCGTCGTGGAAATCAGGAAGGTCGGCACCAGCACGGTTCTCGACACCGCGACCATCACCCTTGAAGCGAATTGGGAACCGTAAGATGTCCGACCACCCAAGCCCTGACGTACAACTCGCGCTGTTGGAGGCGGATGTCAGCCAAATGAAAGACGATGTGAAGGCGCTTCGCCAAGAGGTGAAAGACCTTCTTGACGCTTGGAAGACGGCGACTAATGTGTTGGCTTTCGTCAAGTGGCTGGCGGGTATCGGCACCGCGGCTGCTTTTTTGTGGGCCGTACTCAAGGCAAAGTTTGGCCTATGACTGACAGTGGTATCCCCAGCTGGATGCAGATCGCCAAGGACTGCGTGGGTCTGAAAGAGATCCCCGGCGCGAAGCACAACGGCGTCATCCAGGGCTGGCTGGCCAAGCTAGGTGCGTGGTGGCGCGATGACGAGACGCCGTGGTGCGGTGTGTTCGTGGCGCACTGCCTGCGCGAGGCGGGCCTGCCGGTTCCGCAGAACTGGATGCGCGCGAAGGCGTGGTCCGACTACGGCTCGCACCTGCGCAGCACCCACGTCGCCCCCGGCGCGATCTTGGTGTTCTCGCGCGTCGGCGGCGGCCACGTCGGGTTCTACGCTGGCGAGGACAGCACTCACTTCTACGTCCTCGGCGGCAACCAAGGCAACGCGGTGACGATCTCCAAGATCGCCAAGGTGCGTTGCATTGCTATCCGGTGGCCGAAGGGCGAGCCGGTCATCGGCGGGCCGAAGCGCCTGTCGCTCAAGGTCGGCACAACTACGAATGAAGCATAGGAGAACGAATATGTTTGCAGGATACAAGACCTACGTCACCGCAGGCGTTGCTGTGGTAACCGCAGTGGCTGCCTACCTTGTCGGCGAAGCCGACCTGATGCAGACCGCGCAGCTGGTCTTCACCGCGCTGCTCGGCGCGTTCATTCGCAACGGCATCCAGTGATCGGACTACTCAAGAAACTGTTCGGGCTGCTCGAGGCGTTTATCCGCCTCCGGGCAGACCGGCAGCTTCTCGGGGCCGGCGAGGCGCAGCAGCGCGACGCCGCTACTCAGGAGGTAATGAAACATGAAAAGCAAGCCCAAGAAGCTGTATCTGTGGCTGATCCCGCTCGCACTGAGCGGCTGCGCAACAAATACGACCGCGCCCGTGGCGCAGAACCCGATCAACCCGACAATCGTGACCAGTGACTACTGCCGCATCAACCAGCCGCTGACGTACGACAGCGCGGTCGATTCGCCGGAAACGCAGGCGCAGATTGAGCGGCACAACAGCCGGTACGCCTGCGTGTGTGAGGACGACTGCCCGCAGAAACCGGGTGAAACAAAGCCTATCCCGTGATATGGCGGGGTTGAAGAGGATTTAACGATGGGCCTTGAGACAGCGACCTACATCAACGGGCTGGTGGACACCAACCCCACGTCGTCTGACAACGCCAACCAGGGCGACAACCATCTGCGCCTGATCAAGGCGACGCTCAAGGCCACCTTCCCGAACATCACCGGGGCGGTGACGGCGACGCACACGCAGCTGAACACGGCGTACCTCCCGCTGGCTGGCGGGACTCTGACCGGCGCGCTTAACGGAACCGCCGCCACTTTCAGCGGCGCGGTGACCGGCGGGAGCTTCGTCGGCCCGCTCACCGGCAACGTCACCGGCAACGCCTCGACCGCCACGGTTCTCCAGACCGCGCGGACGATCAACGGCGCCAGCTTCAACGGTTCGGCCAACATCTCGTTCACGACCGACGCCACCGCCGAGGGCGCGACGAACCTGTACTTCACCAACGCCCGCGCCCGCAGCGCAATCAGCGTCGGCGGGTCGCTCTCGTACAACAGCGGCACTGGCGTCATCAGCTACACCACGCCGAACTCGGATGGCATCGCCGAGGGCGCGACGAACCTGTACTTCACCAACGCCCGCGCGCGGTCTGCGATCAGCGTCAGCGGCTCGCTCTCGTACAACAGCGGCACGGGCGTCATCAGCTTCACCGACGCGGTCACCAGCGTTGCCGGCAGGACCGGCGCGATCACTTTGGCCACGTCGGACGTAACCGGGCTTGACACTGCTCTCGCGGGCAAGCTCTCGACCAGCGGCGGCTCGCTCTCGGGCAACCTGTCGGTCACCGGCACGATCACCGCCACTGGCGACATCACCGCCTTCTCGGACGCCCGCCTCAAGTCGCACGTCGAGACGATCAGCGAGGCGATCTACAAGGTCAAGCAGCTGCGCGGTGTGAGCTACATCAGCAAGTTCAACATGGAACCGCGGATCGGTGTGATCGCCCAAGAGGTCGAGCGCGTCATCCCCGAGGTGGTTCACACCCACGGCGATGGCCTGAAGAGCGTGGCATACCAGAACCTGGTCGGCCTGCTGATCGAAGCGATCAAGGATCTCGAGTTGCGGGTCGCGGAGTTGGAGGGCCGCTAAATGGTGATGGTCCCGCTGCGGAGCATCGGCGCCGGGGGCTTGGTCCCTGACCAGCAGCCGTACGACGTGGAACTCACGCAGTTCCCGGCGGGCAACAATGTGCAGTTCTTCAACGGCCGCCTCGGCAAATCGCTGGGCTATGTTGACGTGGCCACGGTGGCCAACGCTCCGACCCATGTGGCCGGGTGGGCGGTCGACGGCAACAACAGCCTCGTCATCGGCACGAACAACAACCTCTACCGCTTCAACGGATCGACGGTATCCGACGTCACCGCGACGGCGTACCCCAGCGGCTACGCCAACAGCCCGCGGTGGCAGTCGTCCCAACTCGGCACCGGCTTTCTCGCCAACAACGGCAGCGACAAGCCGCAATACATGACAGCGGCGGGCAGCAACTTCGCCGACCTGACCAACTGGCCATCGGCGCTGCGCAGCAGCAGCATCCGGCCCTTCCTGTCGTTCCTTGTCCTCGCGGGCTACACAGACGGCTCGACCGAGTATCCGTATACGGTGCGGTGGTCGGACGAGTTCGACCCGACCTCGGTGCCGGGGTCTTGGGACATCACCAGCACCACCAACCTGGCTGGCGAGAACGTCCTGGGCGGGCGCCTCGGCCGCCTAGTGGACTCGCTGCCGCTGGCTGGCGTCAACGTCATTTATGCCGAACGCGGCGCGTACGCCATGAGCTTCATCGGCGCGCCGCTGGTCTTCACCTTCCGCGAACTATTCGACGACGGCGGCATCGTCAACCGTGGCGCTGCCTGTGTGTTCGACAACCGCCACTTCGTGGTCGGCCGCGACGACATCTACATCCACGACGGCTCGTCGAAGCAGTCGGTGGCGACGAAGCGGGTCAAAAACACCTTCTACAGCGAAATCGCCGACACGCGCAGCGTCTTCGTCGTCAACGACGCGCCGAGCAACGAGATCTGGATCGGCTACGCCGACAAGAACTCGAGCAACGCCGAGACGGCTAACCGCGCGTTGGTGTGGAACTACAGCAACGATGCGTGGACTTTCCGCGATCTGCCGAACGTGCGGTCGATGTGTGTCGGCCCCGCCATCGGCGGCGGCGGCAGCGGCACTGGCTCGACGTGGGACGACCTCGGGGTCGTCTGGGACAGTTGGTCCTTGCTGTGGTCGGATCTCGGTGCGGACACCCAGGCCAAGAACACCCGGCTGTTCTCCGCTGGATATGGCGCGTCAAAGATCCACGCCCACAACGAAACATACGGTGCAGCGGGCGCCGGGTATCTCGCGTTCGTGGAAGCCAGCAAGATTGACCTCGACGCCGTGTTGCAGCGGCCGGTCGAGCGCGTCATCCAGATCAAGCGGATCGTCCCGCAGATGAAAGGCACTGGCACCGTCCTGATCAAGGTCGGGTCGTCCAACTCGCCGCAAGGGCCGGTGACGTGGAAGACCACGAAGAGCTACGACGTCGAGAGCGATTACAAGGTCGACACGCGCGTTTCCGGGCGCTATCTTGCATTGAGGATTGAATCTTCCGACGTTGCAGGTTATTGGCAACTGGGTGGATTTGATTTGGACGTAGAAGAGGTGTCGGAGCGGTGAGTTACGTCCCCGCGCCAACCCTCGCTAAAACGGTCGAAGACTTGCGCCGCTGGGCGACACTGGAACTCCAACGTGTCGCCGATAACTTCAGGGCCGCGCAAACACCAACGATCCCGCTTCTTTATGCCGTTCCCGATAAACCGACCGATGGCCAGTTGGCCAGGGCGGATGGAACGGCATGGAATCCTGGTAGTGGTCGCGGCATCTATTGCTACGACAACGGTGTTTGGAAGTTCCTCGGGTAGGGTAAAAGTATGGCGTTTCTTGGAATCGGCGGTAGCAGTTCAAACAACGTCTCTTCGGGCGTTCAGGGGAACTACGCGCTTGGCGAGAACATCAGCCAGAGCGGCTCGCAGCAGGGGTCGGACTCCAGCAGCACCGGGATTAATTTCTCGCAGACCGGCCAGAGCATCTACGGCGGGCAGCAGCCGTACATCAACGACATCTACGCAAATGCGGCAAATCTATACGGCAACTACGGGATGCCGGATCGGCAAGTCGCCGGCCTGAACCCGATGATGGCCGCGAACGCTGGCTTCGCCACTGGCGGCGGCAACGACATCTACACCCAGCAGCTGATGTCTTCGCTGGGCAACATGGGCGGCTACGGCGCGGCGGCCAACACGGCTAACCGGATGTCTGGCGGCAACGCCTACGGCGCACCGATGACCAATGGGTTGAACTACGCCGCTCTCGCTGGCGCGGTTAACAACCCGTGGCTCGACGGCCAAATCGACGCGGCCAGCCGCGACGTGGTCCGCAACCTGAACGAGAACCAGCTGACCGGCAACGCGGCGATGGCCGCAGGCACTGGCAACAGCGGCTCCAGCCGCCGCGCAGTGATGGACGCCATTGCCGTGCGCGGCACGGCCGACCGCGTGGCCGACATCGGGTCCACGATGCGCGGCCAGGCATACTCGCAGGGCCTCGGCCTCGCCAACACCACGGCACTGGCGAACCAGAACGCGATGCTGGGGACCAACGCCCTCAACGCCAACCTGATGGGCCAGGGCGCGCAGTTGAATTACAACATCGGCCAGGCGGGCAGCACAGGTCTGCGCGACGCCTACGGCACGGGCGCGAACAACGCTGGCATGGTCAACGATACCGGCGCGATGTTGCGGCAGTACCAGCAGCAGCTGCTGGACACGAACTACAGCAACCAGATGAACCCGTACAACTCGCTCCAGATGTACAAGTCGTTCATCGGCGACCCGACCGTGCTATCCAGCGGCACCAGCTTTGGCCTCGACCGCTCGAACAGCAACAGCTTCGGCAACAGCTTCAATAACTCGTACAGCTACGACCAGAGCGCCGGCCAGAGCTTCAACTCTGCCACCGGCAACAGCAAGTCGTTCAACGCTAGCGTGGGCTTCGGCAAATGAACTTTGGATCGATCTTCAAGACGCTGTTCGGGACTGCGAAGAGCGCGAACGAGCAGCAGGGCGGCCAAGGGGCTTCGGCGATGGCCGACGCGCTGGCCCGCTCGTTCTACGAAGCCAACCAGGGCGGCGCGACGGACGGCAGCGGCCTGACAGACATGGCGCGGCTTTGGGACAGCACTAGCGCTCAGCCCGCGCCATCCGCCGCACCCGCAGCGCAGGGCGGCGTATCGCCGTCGACAATGCGGCTGATCGCCCCGCCGCAGGCCGGCAATTTCAACATCACTGCGCCGCAGGGCAGCAAGGCGAAGAACTACCGGCCCGCGATGATGTCGATGGACGCGCCAGGGCCTAGCGCCCTGGCGAACCTCGGTCTGCTGCCGCAGCGCGCCGCGCCGTTCCAGATCACTGCGCCGCAGGGAACCAAGTCGAAGAACTACCGGCCTGCGCAGATGGTGATGAACGCGCCGTCCGCAGTCGGCCCCGATGCAATGATGCAAGTGCTGGACATGATGCGCCCGCAGTCGCCGTTCGGCACCAACGGGCGGGGGTAACCGATGTCTAGGCCGATGGCCCCTCTCTACGACACTGTCGAACAGGTCGAGAGCCGCGGCAAACAAAAAGCGGTCAGCCCGAAGGGCGCCCGTGGCGTGATGCAGTTGATGCCAGGGACGATGCGCGACCCCGGATTCGGCGTAACGCCGCCGCGCGACAACTCGGAAGCCGAGAACCGCCGCGCGGGCCGTGAATATCTGGACGCCATGCACAACCGCTATGGCGACCCAAAGCTGGCGCTGATGGCCTACAACTGGGGGCCAGGCCGCGTTGATACATGGATCAAGAACGGCCAGAACCAGAACGCCGTCCCGAAAGAAACTAGGGACTATGTACGGAAGATCATGGGTGGAAATATGGCATTGAACGGACCCACTCAAGCGCCAGCCGGTCAGCCGGTCCTGCTGGCCCAGCAGCCGCCCCGCGACCCCGTGGCGCCGATCCTCGCGCAGAACCCGAACGCGCCGGGACAGATCCAGTCGCGCCCGGTCCTCACCGACGCGATGGTCAACGAGGCGATGGCGCCCCAGACCAACGCCGCCGAGAACAGCGTGGCGATGCAGCAGCTGAAGGCGCTCGAAGGAAACATCGACGCCAACGTCCGCGCGAAGCAGGCCGCTCTGCTCGGCCCCGAGGCTGCTCAGTTCGCGCAGCAGAACAATCTCGCCTTCAACGACCCGCGCGTCCTCGAGATGGCGGGCAAGAAGAACGTCAACCCGCTCCAGAAGGGCCTGTCGATCCTGCAAGGGATCATCGGTACGCCGCTTGGCATCATCGGCAACGCGCTTGGCGAGAACATCGACTACACCGCCGCGTTCACGCCGGAAAAGACCTACCGCACCCGCGCGCAGGCGGCTATCGCCGCGCTCGATGCTCAAGGCCTGGAGGCCAAGAAAGAGATTGCCGGGATGCGTCAGGACACGCGCCAGTCAATCTTCTCGGCCGTCGCGCCCGCGGTGCAGAGCGCCTACAACCTGAACACCGAACAGGGCAAGGCCAACATCGGCAATACGACCGAAGAGCAGATCATCAACGACACGCTGCGCAAGAACGGTTTCGTCGACCAGTACGGCAACGTCGACCGCTCATCCCCGCAGGCGCAGCAGTTCATTCTCAGCCTGAAGCAGCAGATGTCGGTCGCCGAGAACACCGGCAAGCCCGACCCGAACGCCGGCATCGCCGCCGCGCTCTCTGGCCTCACCACCGCGTTCACGAAGGGCCGCGACGACAAGTGGGGCGACCTAGACGCGAAGTGGCAGTCCGACACGCTGTTGTCAGCGCAGACCGCCTCGGGCCAGATCAACTCGGCCGAGTCGCTGCTGGCGGCCTCGCGCCGCCTCGGCGATGTGAACTACGGCGGCCTCGTCGGCGACGCCAAGCGCGAACTGCAAAACTCGCTGGCCTCGCTCGGCTACAAGTCTGAGGATATCAGCAACGCCGCCGTGGTTGACGGCCTGATCACCCAGCAGGCTTTGCCGCGTATGCAGATGCTGGGCGGCAACGACTCCGAGAAGGAGCTGACGATGATCACCAACTCGCTGGGCGGCAGCAAGTCGACCTTCGCCGCCCGCGAGACGGCGCAGCTGTCGAACCTGGCATCGCTCCGGGCGCAGAAGGAGTACGGCGACAACTTCCTGAAGTACGTCAATCGCGTTGGACGCCAGAGCGCCAACCAGATCGACTTCATGCAGTCGGACGAATACAAGGGCTTCACGCAGAAGAAGCTCTTCCAGTTCGAACCGCGCATCCTGCCTTCGCTTGCGCGTCTCGACCCGAAGCGGTATTCGAACTTTGCGTTGGTCAATGGCCAGGTTTACGTTAAGACCGGGAAGAACGCGGTGCCGATCACCTCGCTCTCGCAGGAGCAAATCAACCGCGCGATGGGGAACTAACCGATGCCCAACCCTGACGGCTCACTCACTCCCGCGGAGTTCGAACAGGCCCGCCAGCAGATGCTTGGCGGGCAGCAGTCTGCCGCCCAGCCGCAGCCAGGGATTGATGCGTCGGTGTCGTACGACCCGGCTGAGTGGAAAGACGGCGTCTACGTCGGGCCGCAGGGCGGCGAGATCTCGCTCGACGAGTTCCGCCGCGCCCAGCAAGTCGACAACGCTGACGCGGCCATCGCGCAGCTGCCGAAGAACCCGAAGGCCGACCAAGGCGGCTTCATGGGCTGGGTCACCGGCAACAGCCGCCAGGAGTACGACATCCCCGAGTTCAGCCCTGGGCTGGGTGGTCAACTGGCCACGTCCACGGCCCTCGGCGACGAAGGCAAGATGGGCATCATCCAGAAGATGTATGCCGACGAGGCCCCGACCTTTACCGCCGACAAGTTCGGCAACATCATGGTGTCGTTCGGCGCGGGCGCGAACGAGGGTAAGACGTTCTACGTCAACCAGCCGGGGTTCTCGGCGCAAGACGCCACCACGCTCGGCACCAACCTCGCGATGACCGCCATCCCCGGCGGCCTCGCCGCGCGCGGCGCCCTCGGGCTTGGCCTCCGCGGCACGCTCGCAGTGGGCGGGTCTGCGGCGGTCGGCGCTATGGCTGGTGACACCGCCCGCCAGGTGGCCGGCAACGCGATGGGTGACACCAGCCGCAACGATAACCTGGTCCCCGGCATCGACCTACCCGAGATGATCACGGCCGGGGCTGGCGAAGGCCTCGGCGCTGGCGTGGGCTACGCCGCGTCGACATACCCGCGCCTCGCGGGCGCCCCCGCCGACGTGGTCCAGAACGTGCGTGACGCGGGAGTGTTGTCGGAGAACACCGGCATCCCGTTCACCCGCGGTCAGGTCATCAACACCCCAGCCGCGCGTACGCGGATGAGCAACCTCGGAGAGTACCCGCAGACCTCTGGCGAGATGACCGACGCACTGGCCGCGCAGACGACGAAAACCAAGACGGCGGTGGAGCAGATCGTCAATCCGCCGACGACTGGCCCCGGCATCCTGGCCGACACCCGTGCGCAGAACGCCGCGGCCGCCGTCGTCAAGAACGCCAAAGATGCCCGCAAGGCCGCAGCCGACCCGGCCTACGCCGCTGCGCTCGACTCCAACCCGCCAGTCGACACGACGCCGCTGGTCGCGAACCTCGAGAAGGTCCGCAACGGCTTGACGAAGAACGACCCGCTGCGCCCGACGCTCGACAAGGCGCTCGAGGACTTGAACGCTGGCGATATGTGGCAGCTGGCCCCGCGCCAGCTTCAGGGCGTCCGCATCGCCACCAACGACGCGCGCGAAGAGGCACTGCGGCAGGGCAAGAACGGTCTGGCCAACAGCCTCAAGCCGGTGGTCGACGAGATCACGACGTTCATCGAGGGCAACGCCAAGGGCTACACCGCCGCTAACCAGCTGTGGACCGATCTGACCAAGCCGATTGACCAGCTTGAGGGCAGCGCCATCGGCGCCTTGGCGAAGTCGGATTCGTTCACCCTTGGCAAGTTCACTGAGCGCCTGTTCGGTGAGAACAGCGCGCTGAAGGGCCAGCGGCAGTTCGTCAAGGAGAACCTCGACAAGGTCGACCCGACGATCTACCCCGATCTTGCCCGCGCCGAATTGCAGCGGCGCTTGTCGCTGATTCCTGACTACGGCATGGGCGGCGGCGAACGCAATGTCCCCGCGCAGCTGAACAAGGCCCTGTTCGGGACCGAGGCATCGCGCGATATGTGGAAGCAGGCGCTACCCGGCATGGAGCAAGCCATCGACGACCTGGCCGACGCACTGGACATCGCGGCGCGCGGCCGCGCCAAGGAGTCTGGGACCGTCGCCAAGGGTGCGGAAGCCGACGCGGCCACCAGCGCCGTGGAAAAGGCCCGCCTGCGCGACACGACCGTCTACGGGACGTTGCTGTCTGCCGCCCGCTGGGCGGTAACGAAGACCGCGGAGAAGGCCGGCGGACCTTTCACCACCCGCATTCGCCAAGGGCAGTTGGCCGAAGAGGTCAACGTCAACTTCCCGAAGGCGGCCGACGATCTCCTCGAGGAGATGCGCAAGTCGAACAAGGCGGCCGACCGCGCCATCGTTGCCTTCATCCAATCCGCCAAGCAGTACGCTGCATCTGAACCGGACCCGGAGGACAAGCCCAAGGCGAAGCAGGGCGTCCTCGCGCAATAACAAAGAAAGCCCCAATGGATGGCACTGACTGACGACGAGTTTATCGCCGCGTGGCACCGCGCAGACTGTTCACCCGCCCAAGTTGCCAAGCTGACCGGCCTCCACGTCCGCGGGATCTACGGCCGCCGCAAGCGCCTCGCGGAGAAGGGCGTCATCCTGCCGTCGATCCCGACCAGCGCGGGCGGCGAAGCAGCCAACGTCTACACGACCGACGCTGCGCGGGCCTACGCCCGTGAGCGCACCGCCGAAGTCCACGAAGGCACGGTGATCGTGTTCTCCGACGCACACTTCTGGCCTCAGCCGCGCACCGTGGCGAACAACGCGCTGCTGGAACTGATCCGCGACCTGAAGCCCCGGCGCATCGTCGCCAACGGCGACATCTTCGACGGCGCTGGCCGGATCTCGACGCACCCGCCACTCGGCTGGGCCAAGGTTCCTTCGCTTCAGGAAGAGATCGAGGCCTGCCAAGAGCGGATGCACGAAATTGAGCTTGTGGCCCCGCGTGGCTGCGCGCTGGATTGGAACGTCGGCAACCACGACACCCGCTTCGACAAGAAGCTGGCCGCCATCGCTGGCGAGTACGAGGGGCTGGTCGAGCGGCTCGAGGACAAGTTCAGTTCTTGGGACTTCGCCTGGTCGCTGCGCCTCAACGGCAACGTGATGATCAAGCACCGCTACCACAACGGCATCCACGCCACCTACAACAACACCCTGAAGAGCGGCATGAACATCGTCACTGGCCACCTTCACCGGCTGGCCGTGACGCCCTGGGCCGACTACAACGGCCGCCGCTACGGCGTCGACACAGGCACTCTGTCGGATCCGCTGGCGCCGCAGTTCGACTACGGCGAGAACAACCCGACGCCGCACACCTCGGGCTTCGCCGTGCTGACCTTCCGCGGTGGCAAGCTGCTGCCGCCTGAACTCGTCGAGGTTCACGACGGTGCCGCTTACTTCCGCGGCGAGGTGGTGTACCAGAATTGAACCATCGGCCTCTTAAACACCTGATCTACAACGAAATCCTGCCCATGATGAAGGGCATGAGGAAGCACCCCATTTTTCGTCACAAATCATCAACTTGGGGGTTGTAAACGTCAGGTTTCTTGGTACAGTAGCACCATTGGTAAGTCGTTGATTTGCCACTGTGCAACACGCCAGCCAACGCTGGCACTGTACCAAGGAGTGTACCGATGGCCGTTATCCAGAAGCGCGGGGACAGCTACCGCGTCCTGATCCGCAAGAAGGGTCAGAAGCCGATTTCCAAGACCTTCAAGCAGAAGGCAGTGGCCCAGCGGTGGGCCGACCAGACCGAGTACGAGATGTCCATCGGCGCGCTGGCTGGCGCACCCGACAAGGCCACCGTGGCCGACACCATCACCAAGTACGTCCAGCGCATGGCCCAGATCGGCAAGCCGATCTCGCACAAGAAGGACTTGCTGCTGCGCCGGGTGTCCGAGCAGATCGGCGAGAAGCGCCTCGAGGAACTGACCACCGAGGTGCTGGTCGACTGGGTGGCCGGCATGAAGGTCTGCCCCAGCACCCGCCAGGGGTATGTGATCTCGTTCCGCACCGTCCTGACGACGGCCGAGACGCTGTGGGACGCCACGCCCAACCTCAAGGCCTTTGAGAAGGCATCGGTGTTCATGCGCAAGCACAGCATCACTGGCGAGTCCGAGAGCCGCGACCGCCGGGTGACCGACGCCGAGCTTGAGGCCATCCTGGCCGCGATGGTGGCGCCCCGCCTGCCGTACCGCGACATCCTCTACTTCCAGCTGCACAGCGCGTTCCGCATCGGCGAGACGTGCCGGCTGCGCTGGGCCGACCTCAACGAGGAAGACCGCACGGTCGTCATCCGCCAGCGCAAGCACCCGAAGAAGAAGACCGACGAGGTGGCCCCGCTGCTCGAGGCCGCGTGGGAGATCATCCAGCGCCAGCCGCGCGGTGGCGAGTTCATCTTCCCGTACGAGCCGAACACTATCTCACACGCCTTCGCCGACTTCGCCGAGGGCGCCGGGGTCGAGGACATCCACGTCCACGACATCCGCCACGAAGCGATCAGCCGCCTGTTCGAGATGGGCTTCGACATTACCGAGGTGCGGCTCTTCTCTGGCCATAAAGACCTGAAGATGCTCCAGCGGTACACCCATCTGCGGCCGCGCGACATCCGCCAAGGCCCCGTGGCGATCCGCCGCTACCACGAACAGATGGCAGCGGCTGGGAACGTGGTGCCGATCAACCGCGCCGCGTGATCGCCTTGAGGCCTTCCGCCCGTCGTGAAGCAAAGAACTGCTCCACGACGGCGCGGTCGGCCACCACGCGCTTG